AAAACTTTCGGAACGCTAATTGTAGATGAGTGTCATCATATACCGGCAAACACCTTTAATCGACTGGTAGACTCTAGCTATGCTCGATATAAGATAGGCTTATCTGGCACGGTAGAAAGAAAAGATGGTAGGCATGTAATGATGCCTGACTACTTTGGACATAAGAGATTTACTCCGCCCAAAGAAAATTACATGCAACCTTCTGTAGACGTAATTCAAACTAAAATACGTTTTATGGACGGTGCTAAAATACCTTGGGCTAACAGAATAAACGATTTGGTAGCTCAGGAAGAATACGGTAAACTTATTTGTTTTCTCGCCGCCGCTTATAGAAAGAAAGGACACAAAGTATTACTTCTCTCCGACAGAGTATATTTTCTCAAAAGAGTAAAAGAAACTTTAGGAGACTACTGCGAACTTATAACAGGAGAAGTACCTCTAGCGGAGCGAGAGAAAAAGATAGAAAGAGTACAGGCAGGAAAAGTAGATATTCTTCTAGGAACTCAGAGTATTTTTTCAGAGGGTATTAGCGTAAATCCTTTAAGCTGTCTAATACTCGCTACTCCTGTAAACAATACTCCTCTACTAACACAGTTGGTGGGGAGAGTGATAAGGGAACATCCTGGAAAGATAGATCCTGTTATAGTAGATATAAATTTAAAAGGAAAAACCGCAGAGAAGCAAGCAAAATTACGTCTTGGGCATTACTTACAACAACAATATGATGTGTTTTTTAAGGACATGTGAGAAAAAAAGTTCTTGACAATTGTAGATCTTCCCTGTATAATATACGGTCTGACTTCGAGAAATAGTAGTGATTTTTTATAATTGGGCAAAAATGTACTTAGCTACGGAAGGTAATTCTTCGGCTATAGTTACATTAATCGCAAATATAACCTACCCCACCCTGCCTAAAAATGTGCGGGATCCTATCTATCGTTTGATTCAGAAAGACTGGACTGGCGATAGCTTTCTATTGCACCCAGAAAAAATATTATCAAACCGAAGCAAGTTCGGTGACACGGAGCTAGCACAGTATGTGGCACTCGCTAGTTTTCGCAGCTATGCTGAATATGAAGCCACAGGAAAACGCAGTTTAAACATGCTTATATCGCCTGTTTCTACTGTAATTATTGACAACAACAGACTACTCTCTCGTGTAGAAGATGAAGTTTTCTTCTGCTGGGAAGAAGTCACGCATTAAAAGGAAAAACTATGGGTATTAAATTTACTTCATCCGCTGGGGGAGCTAAGAAAAGCTCTTTAGAGCAGTACACTTATAAAAATGGAGACAACTGTGTTCGTCTTTTCGGAGATCTTCTACCTCGATATATCTATTGGGTAAAAGGTGAGAATGATAAAAACATTCCTATGGAGTGTTTATCTTTTGACCGAGAAAAAGAAGCTTTTGTAAACCAAGAAAAAGATTGGGTTCGTGAATACTTTCCCGATTTGAAATGTGGCTGGTCTTATTCTGTACAGTGTATAGACCCCTCTGACGGTAAAGCTAAAGTATTTAACCTAAAGAAAAAATTGATGGATCAGATTCTTGTAGCTGCTGAAGATTTGGGCGACCCTACTGACTTGGAAGCAGGTTGGGACATCCACTTTAAGCGTGTTAAGACCGGTCCTAACGTATACAATGTTGAGTATACTCTTCAAACTTTAAAGTGTCAGAAAGCTATTCGCGCTCTGACAGACGAAGAAAAAGATGTTGTGGCTAGCGCTACTCCTATTGATGAACTTCTAACTCGTCCTACTCCCGATGCTCAGAAAGAGTTATTGGAAAGAATTATGACGGCGGGTGCAGGTGCAGACTCAAACACCGATGAAAGTATTGAAGATGAGTTTGATGTTGCCTAATGAAGATTCTATTCTCTGCCGATTGGCATATTAAATTAGGTCAAAAAAACGTGCCCCTGAACTGGGCACGTGCTCGCTATGATTCATTCTTTCATCAGATTCATATCTTGGAAGACGATGCTGATTTGCATATTATTGGCGGCGACCTATTCGACAGAGTACCAACAATCGAAGAATTAGAATTATACTTTACTTTTGTAAAAAAGTGTAGTATAGAAACGATTATCTATGATGGTAATCATGAAGCTACGAAAAAGAATAAAACTTTTTTCACAGCTTTAAAAGAAGTTACTAACTCACTCAACCCCTTGGTCTATGTAATAGATGAAGCTTTTGAGGACGAGAGAGGCTTTAGTATTTTGCCTTATTGTGATTTACACAAGAAAAGCTCTATAGAAATGCTAAATAAGTCTCTACCCGTGTTTACTCATGTGCGCGGAGAAATACCTCCTCACGTTACTCCAGAGGTTGATTTAGATAGATTTAAACGATTTCCAATAGTTTTTGCTGGGGATTTGCATTCTCACTCAAACTGTCAACAAAATATAGTGTACCCTGGTAGTCCTATGACAACTAGTTTCCATCGTTCTAAAGTAGCGACGGGAGTAATTACTATAGATACAGAATATTGGGAGTGGGTTTGGGATGAGTTAGAGCTTCCACAATTACTACGCAAGACAGTAAGCGACCCTGCTGATATGATAAATGGTTTATATGACCACGTTATATATGAGTTAGAGGGAGACCTTGGTGACCTTGCAAAAGTAACCTCTACTGAACTTCTTGATAAGAAGGTTGTAAAAAGAAGTTCTGAAGCTACTCTTGTACTAGACAAAGAGCTTACAATCGGAGAAGAATTAGTAGAGTATCTAATGTATGTACTAGAGATACATGATGAAAAAATACCAGACATATTAGGAATATTTAATGATTACGCTAAAAACTTTGAAATGGAGTAATTGCTTCTCTTATGGAGAGGGCAATGAGCTTGATCTTTCTGACAGCAAACTGACCCAAATTTTGGGCAGTAATGGTGTTGGTAAATCTTCTATTCCTCTTATACTGGAAGAAGTGTTATTTAATAAAAACTCGAAAGGAATAAAGAAAGCCGATATTCCAAACAGAGAATTAAATAATGGATACTCAATCTACCTTTCATTTTCGAAGGGTGGAGATGAGTACGAAATAGACCTTCAGCGTAAGTCTTCGCTTAAAGTAAAGTTTCTAAAGAACGAAGAAGATATTGGCAGTCATACGGCCACCAATACTTATAAAAGCATACAAGAAGTTCTTGGAATTGATTTCAAAACATTCTCTCAGGTAGTTTACCAAAATACAAACGCAAGTTTGAATTTTTTAACTGCTACTGATGCTAATCGTAAGAAGTTTCTTATAGACTTGTTAGGGCTAGAAAAGTATGTAAAACTTTTTGATGTGTTCAAAGATGCTTCTAGAGAAGTCGAGCAAGAATTTGCAACGCTTGAAGGTCGCATTTCGACTATTGAAAAATGGTTGGAAAATAACCGTTTGACCGATACTACCCCACGAGAACTTGTAAAAGTACCGAAAATGTCGGATGACGATGAGGAAGAATTAAGTTCTCTTATGGCTGAAATTAAAAATATTTCATCAACGAATCGACAAATTTCTCAAAATAATCAGTATAAAAAATTATTGAAAGAAATTAATATTTCTGAAATTAATGCTATCAAAGCATCTGAATTTCAGTCTTATGATGAGTTGCAGTCACAGCTAGGCGCTATAGCGGGGTCGATCGGCTCTTCGGAAAAAGTCATTCGAAAGATGGAGAACCTGGAAAATGTATGTCCTACCTGTGAACAATCCGTTGACTACGATTTTAAAGAAAAACACATCTCGGGAGAGAAAGAAAAAATTAAAATCGAAAAAGACAGACAAGATGATATCCAGAAGAAAATTAAAGAAATTCAAGAAAACAATGAGAAATTCAAGCTAAAATCTACAAAACAGAAAGAGTGGGAGGATTTGTATCGTTCAGTGGACGACTCTCTCCCGAGCCTTCTTGTAGACGAAGAAGAGCTTAAAATTAGAGTTACGCAAGTTCGTAATCGAATTGCAACTCAAAAGAACGATATTGAAAAACTTCAGAGAGAGAACGAAGCTCGTTCAGCCTATAACGCAAAGATTGAAGTTATA